GCGCTCTTATGAACCCAGTCTGTGTACTGTTTTCCATCAATTGTTACTGTGGGCAGTGTATAAAGCGGAATATCATTGTTCGCGCTGAAAATACCAATCAGGTTATGCTTGGCATCCCCAGCCCATGCAATCTTATTAACAGAATAATCCGAAGCCCTCTTTGCCGCTGCGCCTTTTCTGGCATCCAGGGATTTTCCTGCGAGACGGGATGCTCTCATTTCCTGCACATTATAACCATAGCTGTCGCCAATGGATCTAATATTTGCAGTATGAGATTCCCCTTTGATATCCACTCTCGGCAGATCCGTCGCATAGTTGTTGATAATTTCTGCCATGCCTGCAATATCATAGCTATAGTAGGTGGTGGTTTCTGCCCCCTCATTTACCTCAGAGGTAATCGGAAAATTAGCAAGTGCAGACAATTCAGGATAAATCTTGTCATAGGTCTTTGACTTGACCTGATCTAATTCACGAGCAAAGAAGACGCTCGCCTGCTCCACACTGTCAAACCTCATAGCTTCAGAGCCGGACATACCCTTTATCAACGTAGAACCTTTCAATGCTCTGTAATCGTCCATATTATACTGTTTCATCAGTCATATCCTCCTTTTTTAATTATTCTATTCCGCAGGTGCAGGTGACGCCGCTATCATCGGGAAAAACTCTGCAACCGCAATTCCTGCATCAGAAATACCAAGATAATGTGCATTCAGTTCTACCTTCACAGCCGTATCTGCGGATGTTGTGAACAGCCCTGCCTCATCCCCAGATGTAATCAGAAACACCTTCTCCTTGTATACCGGAACAGCATTCTTTCCTGTCATCACCCAGATTTTTCCATGATGCAGACAGCCGACCGTCCTCTTATCCTCGATATTGAGGTTGTTGTTCATATCCAGCTCTGCCATAACAGAGTTATGAACCACAACACCTTCAAAGTCTGTAATAGTATTTGCTAATGTTGGAACAGTAACGTCTATTCCTTTATTTGTGCCAGTTACAACACCTGTACCAAAGGTGGCACTGCCTTCTGCTTGTCTGGTAACAACCTCATGTGCGGATAAATCATATAACCCGCCAGCAATTCCTTTGGAGAAGCCAAAATTATAAGATGTTTGTACTGCTATACCCATTATTTTTTACCTCCTGTCATTCTGCTGATCATGTTCTTACGTGCTGTATTGGAGCTACATTCCTCTCTTGCATCTTTACGCATTTGATTTTCTGCCATCCTCTGACGTTGTTCATTAGTGCTTATACGATTATTAAAAGTATCTTTCGCAATGTCATAAGCTGCATTGATATAGCTCTCACTTTTGCCATCCAAATTCATTTTTGGATTAATTGATTTGATAATCTTTTTTCGCCCCTCTGTTACGGAAAGCTTTTCTATTCCATCCAAATTGAGCCGATCTGCCATTCTGCAAATATCCAACCGATCCATAAACATTTTATCTACGGAATCCATATTCACATCTTTTTCTTTTTCTGATTTTTCTGCTGCCAACTCGGATTCTTCTTGTTCGACTTCGGAATCTGCATTTTTATCCCCACATTCATTAGTAACCCCCATATCATTTGATGCCTGTAGCTTATCAATCTCAGCAAGTAATATCTGAATATCTGCCTTTTGTTCTGCAATCATATCCTCTGGCGAAATCTTATCTCCTGCTGCCTCTCTACGACCAATATTTTCCCGAACCTTCTCAATAGAACTTTTTTCCTTATCAAGAGTTTTCTCCTCTGCTGGAACGTCTGAATCTAATTTCTCTTCATCTATTCCTTTTCCAGTCACATTTTCTGCTGCCTTTTGTGCTTTAAATAGTGCGATAGCTGCTTCCATTTCCTCTGGAGTCAAATCGCCTTCATCTGCTTGATAGCTTGCTGCATTTTGTTTACCCATAGAAATTCTGCCTCCTTTTAGAATTTTTTTATCATCATCCCTACTGTCAATGTTGAGTCTAGCTGCTTCTCCAGCTCTTGCCTCCCTAACAAGTGCAAGGTGATTAATTTCAATATTTTTTTGTATGCAATCATATTTCTCCCCTTTCCATACTCCTGGAATATCATCTGTGTCCAAACTATAACCCAAAGAGAGTTCTTTCAAACCACACTTTTTTAAAGCATTAGTATCATGAATAATAATTTCACAACGAACATTATCACCATCACGATAACCAGCACTCATTATAGTACCAATTTGTTCTTTATGAACATTCTCCTTGTCCACTTCTCCTGCATCATGAGTAATAATAATTGGTTTGCCCTTATAACTCTTTAATGATTTTTCATCAAAGACATTCTCTGGAAGGCGAAGTTCTCTCCTTATACTTCCATCATCATTCTTATATTCAAATATACCACAAGAAGTAACAATTGGATGGTCTATCAGGTATCCCTCATCAGTATAATAAGTTTGATCCAGCTCAATACTGTCTAACCTTTGCATTTTCAACAGCTATACCTCCTTTAACATTTCCAACATCCCTTTCTCATTCTATTTACTCTTTTTCAGACTGGCAAATCCACTTTATCCAAATCAAATATTGGAAGAGCACAGCATCGGCATTGATAATCTTCTCCCGGATGGCAATGCCTGCCTCCATCTGTTTCCGGCGGATTATCCCAGCTAAATATATGCCCATTCAGCCGGCGATGGCTATTTCGCACCCTCCGGTCACCTGAATCGGACCATTCGTAAGAATCCACCTCCGCATCCTTCTGCTGGTGCTTCGTAATCGCCGCATTCAGCTTTGCCGTCTGGTCTCTGGCTATCAACCTTGCATGCCTTTTGTCCATTCCGTACTGCCTTTGGATTTCTTTGACAATATCAGTAGTTGGATTTCCGTCCATATAAGCCGAGTAGACGATATCTTTCATCTTGTCCAAGGAATTTGATGGTACTGTCTTTATGAGCTTTACATTGTCAGACACCCACCTTTCCAATGCGTCCTTATAGAAGTCCCCAGAATAGTAATCCTCCAGTAAATCAATCCCTAACGTCTTGGAAATTACCTTTTTCCATTCCCGAATGGATAGCTTTTGCTCTAAAGCTGCAATCTTATTGAGGGCACCCTTCAGATGAAACAGACCAAAAGCCGCATCAAACTCCCTGCGAATTGTGTCAAAAAGTATCTTAAAGCGAACCATTGTATTGTCAATCATCTCAAATCTCATCCGCTTTCGCTTACGGTCATTCTTTTCGGACGAATCCATGTGATATCCTGTCGTACCCTCTGCAATAATCCTTTTTATTTCAGGAATATGTGAAAGAAGTATCTGGTGCTCAATCCCCATGTAAGAATTCACAAGCCTGATATACTCCCGTTCAACACTATCAGGGTATTTCGGAGCATATTTCGCTTTCACGATATTTCTCCCGTGGTTGCGTCTCCTCAACTCTTCCCTGAATGCTTCTTTTCTCGCTTTATCATCCACGAAACCACCTCTCTTATTGCCTTAAATTGGCATTTCTGCTCACAGTAAGGTATTTGACTGCTGAAACCAAAAAAGCCCCAAAGAGCCAGAATTAGAGGCACTCTAGGGCAAAAGAAAAAGCCCCGCGCTCTCGCAAGGCTCATGTTCTTAATTTCATGCTATACTTTGGGTTTCCAGCTGGGAAAATTTCACATTGGCTATTGATGTTGCCATCTGGCAGCGTTTGCTTTCCTCCGCCTCTTCATCCTCGCCCAAATCCAGCAACTCATCCGCTTCAATGTAAAAACATTTTTCCCGGACTTCCTTCCACTGATCAGCAGTCATCCCGTCTATATCCTCTTTCGTAAGACTAAATTCCGTTTGCAGGAATTCCAACTGCTTTTTACTCAACTTCATGCTAATTGTCCTCCAAATCAATTGCTGTTATGAGAACTCCCTGGGGTGAAACCACCATTCTCATGCCTTTATGCTGATAGCATTCCGCATCAGGATGTTTACTATTCCCAGGATATGTAATTCCGGCACCAGTAAGAGCATCCTTTACATCATCTGGAGAAATATTTCTTTCTTTCATTCTGAGCGCTGCGTGAAGAGAGACCCTTTTCATTTCTGTTCCTTTTACGGTTCTTACTCCCTTTATAGCTTTAGTATACTCCCTCGCAATTTTATAGTCAACATTTTTTTTTGTTTTAGCAGAATTATGTTCTGCTTTGCCTTTCTTGGAACCTCCAAGAACTTTAGGGTTGCCACCAATCTGCTTTCCTTTCTCATTCACTTTAATATGCTGCCCATTAACTGTTATCCAATTATCGGCATTATACGCATCCTGATTCATTCCATGCAACTGCTTCAGCAGTTCCTTAATGGACAACTCAAATGGCAGAAATAATTTCTTTTTGAGGACATCAGCCACCGGCTCAAATCCTGCATTGGCCATTTCAAGATTAAAACAAATGGGTTCTCCATAATATTCCGTACAGAGAAATACTTGTGATGGACAATATTCCAGCGGCATATCAGTAAGAATCGTAATTGGAATAAGCTCTGCAACATTGATACCAAATTCCTCTCTTGTTTCTCTAATAGCTGCATCTTCTGCTGTTTCTCCATTTTCGATATGCCCTCCAGGTCCACAAACTAACCCGTTATCCTTTCTAGTACCAACCAATATCTTGCCATTTTTTACAACAATAACTCCACATCCAGTAGGAATAACTGAATCAAGTTTCATATGCCCTGCAATATCCACTGACTTCTTTGCTGATAATGCAGTATTGATGGTTTCTTCTGATTCCTGATAAGTTCCTTTTGTAAAATCAGAAATATCATTCCAGTCTCCATCATCTTCATCCAGAACATCATTAATTGTAAATTCACCACTTCCTGCTAATTTATTCCTAACCTCAGAAGCATCAAGAGCTTGCATTTCTACATAAAATTGAGCTGTTTGCGCCTTTGTATATTCGGTATCTGCTTTAGTTTTATCTATATCTGCTGCTTCCTTTTCACTAAGACTCCATAATGGATTAAATTTTAAAACATAGCTTGGAATTTCTTTGTACCTTCCCTTAATCTTCCCTACAATCAGGATTATATCAATCAGTGTATTAAGATTATTCTTCAGATTGAGCCTTTGAATTTTTTCTATAAACTTATAATAGTTTTCCATATCACTTTTGCCTGTTGCATTTTCTCCAGCGGGTGAGCGACCAAATAACTTGGTTTGCGGAATATTTGTAACTGCTGACAGCATATTACAGGTAGAATCAATAATGTCTTTTACTCCAGAAAATGGTATCGTTTTATATTCATAGTCCTCCCCATCAACGTCTATTGCAATACTGTTGATAATCCCTTTTGCCATATCAATAACTCTCAATCTCCGAAGAACAATATCTTCTCCTTCGTCTGTTGTAAGAAGGTTGGCTAAGTTCTTCATTTTATATATCGCTTGTACTGCTCTATCCATTAGTTTCACGCCATTCCCATGTGAAGTAACGGTTTCTTGTATAGATTTATGTATTCTTACATATTCTGGCATACCAAAAAAATGGTACTCCGTTCTTGTACTCATTGAAGGTAATACTCCATTTTTAAAAAGCAGACATCGACTCTCATGTATCCGAAACGAAGAGCCATAAATAGGCGAGATTGTATAAAACTCTGGCATACCAAACTTAGAAGAACACTTTTTATTTGGCTTATACTGATAAATGCTGTTGTAGTCTGGCGTTACTAATGGCCTTTCAAATACTAATAATTCATCAATTCCGCGGATATTATCCCAATCAACTGGCTCAACAAGTTCTTTACCATCATCAATAATCATCACTATCAGGGCACCACCATACAGTCTTGACCACTTAATTGCCATTGCAGCCTTTTCTGCAAAATCCAATTCTTCCAAAGAATTATTAATAAAATTTTCCATTTTTATATCATTTATCCCATAAGAAAAACCACTACTTACAGCTTCGTCGGCTGGTAAATCTATGATTTTAGCAAATAATCCGTTCTCCTCATAATTTAACGTGAGTTCTATATCTGTTACTGGCTCACCACTTTCAAAATGATATTGCTCAGATACATCTTCTTTCGTACCATATTTATTCAACATATTTGTGTATCCATCTTGTCGAAACGATTCTGTTCTATCAGTGTTAGCAGCTTCATGTCGCAGTTTTAATTGTTCGCTGGTTATTTCCTTTTTCTGTTCTTCCAAAGCCTCACCTTCTTTTAAAGTAAATTATTAATATTGAAATCTGCTTCTGTACATTCATTAAACGCATCTGAGGAAGCATCCACCATATCATCATGTTTAGATTCTGGAAAGGATTCAAGCTGATTAAAATACATTTCATTCCAATCGGCAATGAAGATGTATACATTTCCATTCTGCCATTGTGCGGCAAATGGAGTGGCCCGGAGCTCCTTACTTCCAGATACCATCTCTGATTTAACATTGAAGCCAGCCAACATTTTTACATAATTATGAGCTACAATCTTACCTGCCGCTCCAGGATCCTGTGGTATTCTAATTGTGAGAATGTTTCCATACTTTGCTCTATCTGCTATGGCAGTAGACTGAATCAGTTTCTCAACATCACCTGCTTTGATCATCTGATTGATAACATCACCAATAATAAAACTGCCATCCTTTCTCTTTCCAACGAGTACACCAGCTGTACAATCTGGATCACCGCCTTCATTTTCATCAGTTGCGG